CATTAGTCCTGGTTGACCGCGCAAAATATATACTCAATTATTGGCCCGATACCGTAGTAAATAATTGTCTGCAAGATTTTACCATTACCAAATCACTTGATGTTATCCAACTAATAAAAAAAATAGGTTGAACAATGAAAATTCACGTAATTAAACGTTCCGGTGGGAAAGAGCTACTGACCATCGATAAATGGCAAGCGCAAGTAGCAAAAATATGCACCGGAATAGCAGATGTAAGTCAGTCAATGGTAGAAATTAAGGCTCAGCCCCATTTTTACGACGGTATCACGACGAGGGAAATTGATGAAATTACACTACGAGCGATAGTTGATCTTATTAACGTAGAAACCAATCCAGATGTGGGTCATACAAATTACCAATATGTGGCAGGAAAACAGCGGTTGAGTATGTTGCGTAAGGACGTATATGGAGGATATTTGCCTCCCCACCTCTACGAAATCGTCAAGAAAAATGTCGCTGCCGGGCTGTACACTACGGAACTGCTGGAATGGTATTCAGAAGAAGATTGGAATAAAATGCAAGCAATCATCGACCACAGCAAAGATGAAGCGTATGGATATGCTGCCATCGAACAGTTGATTGAAAAGTATCTGGTAAAGAATCGCGCTACGAAAGAAATATACGAAACCCCGCAAGTACGTTACATGATAGCTGCTGCCACCGCGTTTCATAAAGAAGAACCCAACACAGCCAGAATGCGCTACATCAAAGAATACTATTCTGCGGCTAGCGACGGATTGTTCACATTAGCTACTCCTGTGTTAGCTGGTCTTGGCACACAGACAAAACAATTTAGTAGTTGCGTTCTAATCAAGAGTGACGATGATCTAGATAGCATCTTTGCATCAGGTGAAATGATGGCTAAGTATGCCAGCAAACGCGCAGGCATTGGACTAGAGATTGGTCGATTACGTCCATTAGGTAGTCCCATCCGCGGCGGTGAGATTATGCACACAGGTATGATACCATTTTTAAAGAAATGGTTTGGAGATTTGCGTAGCTGTTGTGTAACTCCGGATACCTGGGTAGAAGTGCTAAAAATGGTAAAAACTAAAAAGATTCAAATCAAAGACCTAGCAGTGGGTATGAAAATTAAAACCAAAACTGAGCAAGGTAATATTGTTTTCAAATCAGTTACTAACAAATGGGACACCATTGTTAATCATGAAGATCAAGTTCGATTGGAATTTGAAAACGGTGTTGTATTAAACTGTTCAGTAAACCACCCCATAATGGCATGGTCAGATTCGGGGTCGTTTTTACAAAAGAAGCCCCGGGAACTTACTAGTGAAGATCGAGTGCTTACAGAAAGTGGATTTACTCGATTGCTAGTTGCTGACTTTGACCAACAAAATGATCCCGGCTATGTCGATATCACTATAGAAGACACCCATACCTTCTTTGCTTCGGCTAGTAAAGAAGGCCAGATGGTGTTGACACACAACAGTCAGGGTGGAATTCGCAATGCCAGTGCTACTGTATTTTATCCCATTTGGCATCATCAGTTTGATGATCTTATCGTACTTAAAAACAATCAAGGTACTGAAGAAACAAGAGTAAGACATATGGACTATGGTGTTGTTCTATCTGCATTCTTTTGGAGACGATTCAAGAATAAAGAAAACATCACCTTCTTTGATCCAAATGAAGTCCCTGATCTATATGAAGCATTCTATTCTAACACAGAGAAATTCGAAGAACTTTATGTAAAGTATGAGAAGCGTAAAGATTTGCGCAAGAAAACCATGAATGCGGAAGATGTGTTCAAAAGCGGTATACTAAAAGAACGCACCGATACCGGACGTATCTATCTTGTGTTTATTGACAATGTAATGAATCAGGGACCATTTGATCCTGAGTATCATACAATTTATCAATCCAACCTTTGCTTAGAGGTCCTACTTCCCACAGTTCCATTTAACTCATTAGATGATGAGGGTGAATTTAAATTAACATTAGATAATGGAGAAGAAATAACTCTACCGGGCCAGCATAAAGTTTTATTATCTACCGGAGAAAAAAAGAAAGTAAGGGAATTGACTGAGGACGATGATATACAGGATTTACTAAAATGAAACTAATTAAAAAAGAATGTGTTAGAAAAGTTCCAATGATATCTTTATGTACTCTCGGTAGTATAAATTGGGGAGCATTTAGAAATCCCGAAGATACACGCCGTGCCTGCAGAATATTATTGCGTAGCCTAAATAATATATTAGATTATCAGGACTTCTTGAGTATTCAGTCAGAATTAAGTAATGAATTGATCCGACCAATTGGAATAGGTGTCACTAATTTAGCGTATTGGCATGCAAAACGCGGCCTTAAGTATGGCGACAAAGATGCATTACAAGAAGTCAAGACTTGGCAAGAACATATTGCATTCTATTTAACTGAAGCTACAGTAGAGTTAGCTAAAGACCGCGGTCCATGTTTAGACAGTGCTAAGACTAGATATGGTAAAGGAATATTCCCTTGGGAACTACGTGCAAAAGGTTCAAACACCCTAGCAGATTTTACACCCGAATTAGATTGGGAAACGCTACGCATAAACATGAAGCAATACGGAGTACGTAATGCTACGTTGATGGCTATTGCTCCAGTAGAATCTAGTTCAGTAGTGATCAACTCTACTAACGGGATAGAGTTGCCTATGAGTTTGATTAGTGTTAAAGAAAGTAAAGCAGGTAGTTTGGTTCAAGTGGTACCAGAATATCAAAAGTTAAAAAATAAATATCAGTTGATGTGGGATCAAAAAGATTGCGATGGATATCTAAAAACAGCAGCAGTTCTTGCTGTATATGTAGATCAATCAATCAGCACAAATACTTTTTATAATCCTGCTCATTTCCCTGATAGAAAAGTACCCACTACAGTGATTGCAAAGAACTTGATGCAAGCACATATTTGGGGATTGAAAACCTTTTACTATAGTTTAGTAAACAAACAGGGTAGTAAAGCAGATGCAGAAGAAACTCCTGAAATGCTAGAAGCAATCGATTTTGATTTGGAAGACGATTGTGCATCTTGTAAATTGTAGTATAACTGTATAAACACTAAATATCACTCAAGGAATAGAATATAAATGAAACAACGTAATTACACACAGGAAACCGTACAGAAGTTGCAGGGTACGGTGCAAATTGATCATACTTTAGCAAAGATTGGTGCTAAAAAACTAAGAGAACTATTAGCCACAGCACCATACATCAACACCTTAGGTGCATATAATGGTCAGATGGCTGTACAACATGCTAAAGCCGGACTAAAGGCAATCTATCTTAGCGGTTGGCAAGTTGCTGCCGCTAACAACACTGCCAACACAACTTATCCTGATCAATCATTGTATCCGGTTAACAGCGTACCTACAGTAGTTAAAGGGATCAATAACGCTTTTCGCCGTGCTGATCAGATGCAGACATTAACAGGTGAAGGCAATATCGATTATTATCTACCAATTGTAGCCGATGCTGAAGCTGGCTTTGGTGGTGCATTAAACGCATATGAATTGATGTATCACATGATTGAAGCAGGAGCTGCCGGTGTTCATTTTGAAGATCAACTTGCTTCAGAAAAGAAATGTGGTCATTTAGGTGGAAAAGTATTAGTATCAACTAGTCAGATGATTCGCACCCTTAATGCTGCACGTTTAGCAGCAGATGTAGCAGGTACAGATACAGTTATTATGGCTCGTACTGATGCAGAAGCAGCATCTCTAATTACCAGTGATCATGATCCACTAGATAAAGATTTTATCATCAATGAACGAACTGATGAAGGATTTTACAAATTTAAGAACGGGATAGATGCATGTATTGCGCGTGGATTAGCTTATGCACCATACGCTGATTTATTATGGTTCGAAACCTCTACTCCAGATATCGGTCAAGCTAAGAAGTTTGCTGATGCGATTCATGCACAGTTCCCAGATCAGAGGTTAGCTTATAACTGTAGTCCTAGTTTTAACTGGCGTAAACATCTAAGTCGTGATGAATGTGTTGCGTTTCAAGGTGAGTTAGGTAAGATGGGATACAAGTTTCAATTTATCACATTAGCAGGCTTTCATTCAGTAAATCTTGCTACATTTAGTTTAGCTGAAGCCTATGCCAAAGAAGGTATGGGAGCGTATTCAGACTTGCAACAGTTAGAGTTTGCCGCAGCAGAAAGAGGATTTACCACAGTCAAGCATCAAGCAGAAGTTGGTGTACCGTACTTTGATGCGATTTCTACAGCAGTTGGAGCCTCAAGCACTACTGCCATGTCACATAGTACTGAACAGGATCAATTCTAATATGAGCACTCGTAGATATCGTGAATTAGCAGGATTAGGATTAGAAGATTAAAATGTCCAAACAACAATACAATTTAACCACCAAAACAGATTACTTAAATCGTAAGATGTTTTTAGATGCATCTGGACCAGTAACGGTACAGAGATTTGAGGAATTTAAGTATCCAAAGATAGCAAAGTTTGAAGAGACTGCTAGGGGATTCTTTTGGGTACCTGAAGAAATCAGTTTGACTAAAGATGCGGCTGATTTTAAAGATGCAAGTGATACAGTTAGACATATATTTACAAGCAATCTATTGCGACAAACCGCATTAGATAGTTTACAAGGACGTGGTCCCACACAAATCTTTCTCCCAGTAGTGTCTATTCCAGAATTAGAATCACTCTGTTTGTTGTGGGGCTTCTTTGAGACAAATCTCCATAGCAAAAGCTATAGTCATATTATACGTAATATCTATAATGTGCCTAAAGATGAATTTAACAAGATTCATGAGATACAGCAGATCATAGATATGGCATCTACTATTGGAAAATATTATGATGCGTTATATATTATGAATTGCAAGAAAGAGTTAGGACTTAAATTAGAAGAACGTGCTCACATAAAGGCAATCTGGTTAGCACTACACGCTAGTTATGCATTAGAATCATTACGTTTTATGGTATCATTCGCTACTAGCCTAGCTATGGTAGAGAATAGAATATTCATTGGTAACGGGAATATCATTAGTTTGATCTTACAAGATGAGATATTGCATCGTGATTGGACAGCATATATCATCAATCAAGTAACTAAAGATGATTCAAGATTCGCTGAAATAAAGGCCGAGTGTGCTGATGAAGTATATGCGATGTATATGGATGTGATACGTGAAGAGAAAGATTGGGCAGAATTCTTGTTCAATCGAGGCCCGGTGATAGGATTGAACATAAACATACTACGTGATTTTATGGATTATACTGCCAGCAATGCTCTTAAAGAGATTGGCATCAAGTATAATTTACCAGCACCAAAGAGTTCTCCGATACCCTGGTTCAACAAACATAGTTCAACCTCTAGTAAACAAACAGCACTACAAGAGTCGGAGAGCACCAACTATGTTATCGGTATAATGTCATCCGAATTGGATTACGATGAATTACCTAATCTATAAGAAAGAAAAAAGAATTATGACAACAGCAATCATTTGGTCAAAACAGAATTGCACCTTTTGTGATCAGGCAAAGATGTTAATGAATAATAAAGGAATAGCGTTTGAAGAACGCAAGATAGGTGAAGGTTGGACTAGAGAGCAATTACTAGAAGCAGTACCACACGCACGTACAGTTCCGCAAATCTTCTTAGACGGTGAACTCGTTGGTGGGTTTACTGAACTCAGAACTAAACTTACAGAAAGCAACTAATGAACTTTGAACAAGGCACCACATATACTATAAAGCTAAACTCGGGGGAAGAACTTATCGCTAAAGTAACTGATATTTTCAAAGAAGAAAAAACAATTACGATTACTGATCCAGTATCAATCGCTCCTGCTCAAAATGGTATGCAAATGATTCCTAGTATGTTTACCGCAGAACCCGGTTCTCCAGTAACACTAAATACTAATAATATTAGTATGTCCTCAGTTACTGAGGACGGTATCAGGATGAAATATATAGAAGCTACAACTGGTATACGAATACCAGAAAAGAAGATTATAAAGGGTTGATATGCCAGCAGCAAGTAGGATAGGTGATGCTAATTCGGCAGGAGGCACTATAATACGCGGTGCTCCTACCGTTATATGCAACGGTATTCCAATAGGATTACATGTTAGTCAGATGACTTCACATCAACCGTGGGGAGATCCGCACCCTCCGCATGAAGCTGCTACTACAACTGATGGCAGTCCTACAGTATTTGCTGAAGGTTCTCCTGTAATAAGGATAGGTTCAGGTAACACATGCGGTCATCCAATCGTTGTGGGCAGTCCTAATGTGTTTGTTCCATAATGAGCGATACAGGAAAACAAAGTCCATTAGGTGTAAACGTACTCAGCGGTTTCTTGCAAAACAAGGGATTGCAGATAAATCCTGTAGCTGCAGGTTATATGGGATCAAGTACTATAGTAAGTACTTACACCTATGGGTCAATTGTCAATAACACAGTGCTTAAACGTGTGACTGACGCTATACGTCAAGGTTGGATACGATATGATGCCGCTGATATATCTTCTACCACATATGAAAATCTTATATCGATAGGAGCAACAACCATACCAGCACTAGGTAATACTAAACCACCTACATTTACTTGGATCGGTTCCCCAGGATGGGGTGGCATAGAATATACAGATGAGATCGCTAGTTTTGGTTATGTTAGATTGTTTGCTTGGCAGGCATATAACGAATATCGCTATTCTGGTTCTACTGCTTATAAAGATTTTATAGGATCATTCCAAACAGCTAGTTCATTCATAACTGTGTCAAATAAAGCTATCACTACCATGCAGAACTCTCTTACGTTCTTAGATGGTACATACAGTAATATGAATGATCTTATCAGTGCTGATTTAACCGGGATAACATTATCTACTACATTGTTTGGTCAAGATTTAATCCTATCTGGTAAAGCAATCAATCTAGCTAAGATGGCTAGTTTTGGTTTACCTTCTAATCTATTAGAAACATTGAGGAGATATAATGCAATCACACCTTCATTATCAGTAGCATTATTAGCAAGTGGGTTAACATCAAACGATGTTAATCAACTTACAGCAAATGTTGAGACAACCGTATCACAACAACAAAAAGCCTATGCAGCATTTTTAGTGATCAAGGGAATAGATTTGCTGAATATACTTGTTCCCTTAAACTGCAGGATTCAAGGTCTTGAGTCGTTAGCAGATTTATTAGATATACGCAAGTTATTCCCAAACAGCTATGATTCGTTGACCGTACCGTTATATAATGCCGCACCCGGACCTACTAATAGTAAAACATATTATCCTATATTTCAAGGTACAGGGGTTAGCTCCAGTATAACTAGTCCAGCGGTAGTTGCACAAGTGGGTTCACAGATTCCACCAGGAACACCCACCAATGGTCAAACTGGGATAGACACTGGTAATATACAGAATCTAGCTGAAGGTTTTGGATCATATTTAGTAGGTATAGTTCCAGAAGATATTGCGGTTACTGCCGGTGCATTCTCTACTACAATGTTGCAAGTTAGAAACATTACTAATATCCCGATTGAAAAGTTTGCTCAAGTAGTTACTACAATAGAAACTACTAGAGGATTAGCGGTTAATGGAACAAACATTCCAGTAGATGCAGCAGAAGCACAAGTTGGGCTTAGTTTAGTTGCATTTGGTAGCGGCCCGTTTGGTACTTATACATATTCAGATTTCTTTGGTTGCATGTCCGGGTTACCTTATCCTTGGGCAAATCTTCAACAATTGATTCAATACATACAAACACCGGAGTTAGCTGCTATATATCAAGATTTATATGATGCTACCTTAAGCCCAGCTGATCCGGGATTAGATGCTCTGATACAGGGATTTATTGATGATGCTAATGCAGAGATAGCATCAATATTCAGTAATACAGCCAATGTTAATATAATTACATTGAATTCGTTATGGTCTAGAACCGGAACACAACTGACTAACGAACAACACGGTAGAGTAACTGCATTAGCTAATGCTTCTGGATTCCCGTATCCGTTGACGATATATGGAGTGGTTGATTCTATTCCATCTTATGCACCTGATACTGCACCAAACATGGGAGCGCAGACATGGGAAGCGATTGCTAATTTAAGTATAATAGCTGGTCAGAGTGTAGTTGCATTATTAAGATCAGCTAGAAACCAAGCTAGGTTGTCATCAGTTGGAATAACATTAGATGATAATATAAGTGATGTATTTCCTATACAATTCCAGACCGAACTAATAGCTAATGGGGTGATATCTAATGGGGAAGAGTTCCCTGCATATCCTGCTCAAATTGATGCAGCCGGTGCAGAAATAGTTCCAATACCTGCAGGTATATATGATCCGGTAACGGAAGATTACTTATTAAATGGAACAACGCCAACTGGAGGAGGTGGAGGACAAACAGCAGGAACTCAATTTAGAACTCCAGCGCCAACTGGTGGTCCAATAGTTCCGGGTAGCTTAGCAGGATCTCCATTCAGCTTTCTAATTCCACCGCAATTAGACCCTATCTACACCTCAGATATTCTATTGCCAGCAACTTATGCAGTATCAGCAGCAATCGAAGAAGTAATTCGTTGCAACTGTGACTGTTGGATACAGTAGTCCAAACTACTTGACTATTATTTTACCCTATGTTATAATTAGGGGGAAGGAAAAAACTATGTTACAACAAAATTCAATTAAGTTGATGAAAATTGTTTTAGGCATGATGATTCTTGTGTGGGGAATGACAATAACTCAAACACAAACTCAAACACAAACACAAATGCTACCGCAGACTACTATTGCCTTGTATTCCAACGCGGTTAGAGTGGATACAAAGCAAATCATTTGTATGGCAAAGAACATTGTATATGAATCCGGAAGTGAATCATTACATGGGCAGGCAGCAGTGGCTAGAGTGGTGATGAATAGAGTAGCACACGGGTTCGCCAATAATCCCTGTGGTGTGATATATCAAAAGACCACAATAAACGAAAGAATTATATGTCAGTTTAGTTGGGTATGTGAAGGTAAAGATCAGATAAATACACATAGCGAACGATATAAAGTAGCTGAACAGGTTGCATGGGATGTTATGGTAAACGGTAAATACAAAGATGTTGTACCAGGATCTACTTTATTCTTTCATGCTATAACAGTTGATCCGCTTTGGCCATACAAAAAGGTAGCTACAATAGGCAATCATGTGTTTTATTCTAAAGCAAAGAATATACGTAACTTAAAACTAAAAGAAGATGAAGATAATCCATAATTTAGAAAATGATTTACGTAATACTGATTGGGTAGTGGAAAAGGTCAGATCAGATACAGTATATGCACAGCATATGTATGCAGCCCTTTGTAATAATGACTTCATAAAGAATGAAGTTTGGCCACGATTGACCGAAGAGAAGTGGAGTTGTTCCTGGAGATATGCCGGTGGTATTATAGCTGAAATATGCGGAAAAGGGGACTATATGGATTGGTATTGTTCTGGTATCGGGGGCGGGTTAGGAAACGGTGATGAAGATGGAACTTTGGGGTATGTTGAGGAAGCATTAGTAACACATGAAATACAACAAGATTTGCTAAAGTTAGGTTGGGTAGTAGTACTTCAGCCGGATATACGTTACTAAATTTGTCAAAAATGATTTATCCATGCTAGAAAATAATGATAAAAGAAGTAGATCGGGGTATCATTTAGATCATAAATACAGTATAACAGAAGGATTCAGCAACAATATTCCACCAAAGATTATTGGAAGTTTGGGTAATTTAGAATTTATTCCGGCAATTGATAATGGAATAAAAGGAACTAAATGTTCTATCACTAAGGAAACATTATATGAGCTATTCGGCAGCAGTTCTTGACCATTATGAGAACCCCAGAAATGTGGGTAGTTTTGCAAAAGACGATACCACAGTAGGGACAGGTATGGTGGGAGCCCCAAGTTGCGGTGATGTCCTCAAGTTACAGATTAAAGTAGATGAAACCACAGGAGTAATATCAGATGCAAAATTTAAGACATATGGGTGCGGGTCGGCAATTGCTTCTTCAAGCCTTATCACAGAGTGGCTCAAAGGTAAAACATTGGCTGAAGCTAGGACAATCACGAACACTGCAATCGCCACAGAACTCGCACTCCCCCCAGTCAAAATACACTGCTCCATCCTCGCCGAATCAGCAATTGAAGCCGCTATAGAGGACTACAAAAAGAAGCATTGATGAGTAACGAACAAGACAAATTTAAACATTCTAAGCGTTTGCTTAAAGATCAAAACGCTATAAAAAAACAAACTAAGATAGCTAAAGAGAATAATATTCCTTTTAGCAAACCACACAGGTTTGCTAAACATCATGCAATGGATTGCGGGAATCCAAAATGTTATCTGTGTTCAAATCCGCGTAGAGTATGGAATGAACTAACACAGCAAGAAAAAAGATTATTTCAAGATTTAGATAAAGTAAGAAACAACAATAAACCTATGGAGGAATGATGAGTTGGGTAGAAGAGGTCGAATGTAGTATTCCAGATCATGCGAAAGATATAAAGATAAATCTAGTAGCAACAATAAACAATAGCGTATTAGATCCAGTAGATGCTCATGCTTGTGCATTTATAGCAGCAATCGTTTCAGGGAACGGTATGTTAGCACAAGAGATTGAGATGAACGGTCCTTTATTTGTATATACTGCTGAACGAGAAGCTGCCAAAACCGCTGCGTCACTTATATCAATGCTGAACACATGGTATTCTTTTGTAGAACTAGCAGATGATGTTAATATAACTGATGAGGTATCCGGATTATCTATGGGGGCTTGCAATACACGTGGCGGAGTATCTAAAAAGAAGTTTGAGATGTATGCATTAACCGCAAGTATTGTAGGTAGATGTAGTTTTAGTATCAGGTCTAGGTGTGATAAACTTAGAAAAGAAGGAACAACTACTCAAGAACTGTTGGCCATTGGTAGAATAGCTGCAACAGTTAGTGCTATAGGTAAAGTAGTACCAGTATAATCATTTAAACCCAATGATCATGTATCGATCATAACCCCAATCAGCATATTGTATCCTCTTTGTGCCTGCAAAAAGTGTCCTCGACAATAGATATTTTTCTCTGAAAGATTCCATTGAAGGGTGAGGGGTTTTGATATACCAAGGAGCATTGGTGTCAATCATATTGCTAGTCTGAATACATACTAATGTACCCCAAGGAATCTGTTGCCACCACTGATCACCTATCATATGTTCCGGACTACAGTTGATCACAAGATCGATATTATTGTAAGTGAGAGTATTTGCATCTGCAACAGTATTTGTTACAATAGGTGGATCAAATCTCCATGCATCTGTTATAGAATATGAAGTTTTTATTGCATCAGGATCTATATCGATCCCTTCTATAGAGTTGTAATAATATTCAGGTCTTCTAGTCAATAACATAAAAGCTAATATATTATACCAACTACCTAAAATTCTTATATTTGCATGTATTGGAGTATGTGTTTCTAATTCTTCACATAGCCAAATCTTGCTTTGTATTTGCCCATGAGAAAAAGCATCAAAGTTCATCGGTTTAACCAATGTGCTGTGGGTTTGAATTGATCCCACACTTCTAGAAACTTGGCAGCGGCGCTATCATCTATGTTTGTTTCAGCAAAAGATTGATGAATTAAATCATAATTTCTTCCAATTAAACTACTCATATCTGCACCGTTTACTAGAATTTTATCTTGAGCAGAATCCATAGCATTAATCCTATACTTCATAAAGTTTGCATATCTCTGTTCTAATATAAATGCATAATCGCTAGTGCTCATCAATGCAGTGATCATTGGTTTAATATGTTTCCAATTTACGTCTATAAATCCATATGCTGGCCATTTATTTCTACTAAGCATTATGCGATATAACTGATCAGCCATAATCATCTTTACCAGATCATATTCGCTGAAAGTGTTTGTAGATATAATTTGACAATGTAAAAAATTAGTTGCGGTATTGTGATAAACTTCTAATACGTTTTTTCCAGTTGTACCCATATCAATGACTTCATATACTAGATCATCTTTTATACCATGTAATGAACGATAGTCTAAATCATATTTTGCAGGAGCATTACTTAATATCAAGAAAGGGTAAGAGCGAGGAATAAACCCATTAGAATATATCTCATCTAATGTTGCTATCCAGGATTCATATGTTTGCCCGGGTAATCCCATAATCAGTTCTACATAAATCTTGTTTAATCCTTTAGATTCATGAAATTCTTTATATAGCTCCAATCCTACTTCTTTATGATCTTCCCAACTACCCGGTCTATTAATTGCTTTAAGAACATGGGGGTGGACATCTTGTGCGCTTAATTTAGGCCATGGGGTTAAATCATATTTAACTATTAATCTCATTATTTCTCTAAAGTTGTGGTTAACAAATTTAGATATACCATATGATACAAATGAAAATGGATGCCCTTGTTCTTTATAATAACATATTCTTTTTAAAATATCCACATCCACATCCCACATCCCAAAGTTAGAATCAGATATGTGAAGTCTATACATCTTATTACGGGCTAAAAAGTCAATCTCAGCTACAAAATCTACTTCTTTTCTCTTCTGTGTTTTATTACTTTGCCCACCATTCCAATCACAAAAAGAACAACGATAAGGACAACCTCTTTGTGTCTCATATGGCCATAACATATCATGTCCTTCATATGTCTGTATAAGTTCTTTTACTAGGTCTTCACACTCTAGATATGGACTATAATGTATTCCGCGTATGAATTCAAATTCATATTTTGTTTCTTTTTTATCTTTGGAGAAATGCACTATATTAGTAGTTTGATCAGATAATGCAGATACTCCTAACATATCTAATGCTATAGCTTCCCATGCTTTTTCACCCTGACCTACTACAAATTTATCTATATAGGGATATTTTGTATTCCACTCATCATTAAAACCATCACAGCTAGGACCACCTATTACTATCTTGATGGGTTTGTTAACTAGACCTTTAATAGTAGATAGAGTATGTAAGACCTGCTGAACATTCCAAATATATACACTAGCACATACTACATCTATGTCATTTTCGATGATATACTTGGCTAATTCTTCACCACTCTTACCTAATAATAAGCTAGGTTTCCATACGATATACGGTGCATATTTTGGTTGGCTTTTCTTGAAATAGGCATGCAGATAGTATGGGGTTGGATTTACCATTACCTCTATATAATCTATCCTTATTGATTTATCTAATGACGGAGAATAAAATGCGACATTTATAGGCTTCATCTTGTATTTATTGCACAGTTAAAATCACCTGATAAATAGCGTTATGTTCTGGAGATTGTCTTCTGTAAAATTGTTTTGTTTGCAAGCGATAGCACACGCAGCAGCTTTATTTTGGTTAATACAGGGACCTAGCTTCAAGGACATAATAATAGTATTGCTAGTCTACTTCTTTACTGGATGTTTGGGTATGAGTATAATATATCATAGATTGCTCACACATCGTAGCTTCAAAACCAGCAAGTTCATAGAATATTTGGGTACTCTTTTTGCTA